TCACTCGTTATCCCCGGTGATGGAAAGAGTACCTCTGCCTTCCTCAAAGAAGGCGGGGGGAAATGTCCCAGCATAATATGGACGTTCAATGGCGCAAACCCTCTCAGGTTATCTTTACTCTGTTAGAAATTTGTTGCATGATGCAAACGCAAACTTCTACACCAACCAGCAGTTAATTGACAACATCAATTCTGCAAGAGAGAGACTTGTCCGTGATACAGGATGCTTGCGTACCGTTCAAGTCTCGCAAGCACCATGTACCCCAGTCCCCGGTGGTGCATATCCATATAATTGGGTCGCAAATCAAGCTGTCAACCTCGGTGACTATGTTTTTTCAAATATTTTTATTTATCAGGTTACGACTGCTGGTACTTTAGGAACCACAGCGCCCCCTTATCCTAGTGGCTCGTCCACCATTTATCAGAATTACCCACCCAGTACGCCCTTTCAAAATGGAACGGCGTATTTGCAATATGTGGCTCCTTGTGAGCAAATTCAGTATTCTTGCTTGCCGAGCGGCTTGCAAACGCTGGATGTCTTAAATATCAACTTGTACTGGGGCAACACTCGCGTTCCCATGCGCTACTTGCCATGGACCCAGTTCAACGCCCAGTTGCGCTTTTGGCAAAACTATATTGGCAGACCTATTTGTTTTTCTGTCTATGGTCAGCAGACTATTTACATTTCTCCAGTGCCGGACCAAGTTTATACGATTGAGCTAGACACCGTGATATTGCCAACGCCGTTGGTTAATTTGAACGATGTAGATTCAATCAACGACCCTTATTACTCACCAGTACCGTTTTATGCGGCTTATCTTGCCAAATACTATGAACAGTCTTTTGGCGAAGCCGAGATATACAAGCAAGAATACACCAAGCAAATGCAATCTGTACTGGCAACAACATTTACAAGAAGGATGCCAGACCCCTATTCGAGTCTTTTCTAAATGGCATCAGCAGAGCAAAAAAAGTCTTATCAGGTTGTTAAGCAGTTTAAAGGCGTTAACACCAAGGCTAACCGCACCGCTATTGAAGAAGATGAGTTCTCATGGCTTGAAAATGCCATGCCGGTTGGTTATGCCAACCTCAAAATTACGCCAACATACACCAATACCGGGGTGACTTTTAGTCATACCGTGATTGCAATGTTTGCGGTTAACTTAAATCTAAATGACTATTTGCTTGCTTTTGAGTCAGACGGCTCATGTGAATACGTCAATATTGGCTCTTTATCCAAAGGCAACGTTGCGCCAGCCGGAACATTCAGCACAACAGGCAACATCAACGTCAGTCAGTGGAAAAACACCGAGGCTTTGATTCTTGACCCATACAAAGGCTACTTTACTTGGGATGCAACAAACTTAATCTCTGTTGGCTCAGTATCGGTCATTGGACTCACCAACCAAGGCTCAGGTTACAGCTCTGCGCCCCTAGTCACCATTAGCGCCCCCAATAATGCCAATGGCATACAAGCAACGGGTGTGGCAACCATCACAACCGGCGCTGGAACGCTTATTTCAACCAACATCACCAACATTGGCTCTGGCTATACGTCGGTGCCGTCCGTGTCGGTTAGCGGTGGTGGAGGCTCAGGCGCAACCATTTCAGCAAGTATTCAAAGCGGAAATGTGGTGGCGCTCACCATTACAAACCCCGGCTCAGGCTATACCAGTGCCCCGACCATTACGATTGCGGCGCCTCCTAGTGGTACAACCGCAACAGCCAACGGCGTTGTAGATACCGGCTTGGTAACGTCTGTTGTTTTGACTAACGCTGGAACCGGGTACAACTCTGCGCCAACCATCACGTTCTCAGGTGGCGGTGGTAGCGGTGCATCTGCTGTGGCGGGATACACCACTTTTGCAACTGGCACGGTTTATGTACTCGTTAATACAGGCGGTACAGGCTATGCGTCAGCGCCAACAGTAGGATTTAGCGGTGGCGGCGGCAGTGGTGCGGCGGCAACAGCAATTATTTCAGGCGGTATTGTCACTGAGATAGTAATGACCAACCCGGGTAGTGGCTACACCAGCGCCCCAACAGTGACTTTAACCGGCGGTGGATACACCAATGCGGCAACTGTTACGGCTTATGTGAATAGCACCACCAATGTAGGCATATCGTCGTTCTCAGGGCGCGTTTGGATTGCCCAAGGGCGTACAGTCTTTTACTCTGCGGCGGGGTCTTACAGCGACTTTATAACGGTTTCTGCGGGGTCTGTGGCTATATCGGACTCCACACTGCACGGCAACATTCAGCAATTACTGTCCGCCAACAACTTTTTGTACATTTTTGGGGACGATTCCATCAACGTTTTTTCAGATGTTAGGGTAACTTCTACTGGTTCGACCATATTTACCAACACCAACGTCTCTGCGTCAGTGGGTACCAAGTTGCCTTATGCCATTTTCCCGTACTTTAGGTCAGTGCTGTTCATGAACAACTACGGCGTTTATGCGCTGGTAGGCTCTACCACATCCAAAATCAGTGACCCACTGGACGGTATTTTCACAAATATTGACTTTACTCGACCCGTTTACGCTGGTCAGGTTCTGATTAACAATATTTTGTGCGCCGCATTTAACTTTTACTACACCGGCGGCGCTGGAGTTAGTTCATCTAATCGTTATATTCAAGCTGTCTTTTTTGAGAAAAAATGGTTTTTTACCAGCGTAGTCAACAATCTTGACTTTATTGTTTCTGCGCCAATTGGCGGAAAAGTAGCTTTATTTGGTACCGACGGAACTAATTTGTACCAGCTTTATAACGATACAACTTCAGGCATTAACAGTTACGTTCAAACAGCTTTAATGTCTATGAAAGACAATATTCGCACCAAGCAAGCGCTAAAGATTGCGGTTGAAGCGACTTTGTTGGAAAATGCAACACTGAGTGTCACGGTAGATTCTGAGCAAGGCTCAAGCCCAGCTTATACATTAAGTAATATTGTTACTTGGTACAACATCTACAACACAACAATTTTTTGGAAAAACAACGTATCCACAGTGATTGGGTGGTCTGGTGGAACAGGATATACGCTGTACAAGACAGATGCGTCTCAGTACGGCAAGTATTTGGGTCAAACGATACAGTCGTCTAATCCCGGATTTGTCATTAACGGTTTTGAATTTGAACACGAATTAAGAGTGAGGTTCTAATATGTCTGGTGTACCTTATACCTTTGCTAATGCAACAACAACCATTGCGCTGTCTAATCTTGACGCCAACTTTAATACGCCAGTAACCATTGGTAACACAACAGTTGGTCTTGGAAACACAGTAACAACACTTGGCAACGTAACGCTTACCAATGCAACTATTAGTCTTAATGGTGGTTCGGCTAACGGTGTTGTTTACATAAATAGTAGCAACGTAGCTACTGCAAACGCATCTGTAATTTCCGTATTACCAAACGGTCAATTTTTTATAGGGGGTGCGTCTAACCCAAATAATTCTGTTGCGGGTTCTATAAATGGAATTTCACTCTCAGGTGGTCAAGGTATATTTACTATATATAACACAGATCAAACAACTTCAAGCGACCCAGCTCCTGCTCTTGTCATTTTTAAAGGTTCGTCAACAACAAATAGTAATCAACGTTTTATTCAGTTTTATACAGTTGGTGGTGGAGCGATGGGAGGTATTGTTGGCAATGGCGCAACTAACGCCCAATTTTTATCATTATCTGACGAAAGAGAAAAAACAAACATTACTCCAGTCACAGGCGCTCTTTCGCGAGTCATACAACTTCAAGTTTCATCTTTTGACAGAATTGGCTCAAATGAGCATGTAAAAGCAGGTTTTATTGCTCAAAATGTTTTAACCATTTATCCTGAATATGTTGTTGAAAACGCCTCTAATGATGGTCAAGAACAAAGGTATGGAGTTACAGGCGGAATGAGTGCTGGATTTGTTGCAGAATTAACTGCGGCTTTACAAGAACTTTCTGCTCAAGTAACAACCTTGCAATCTCAAGTAGCGGCATTACAAGCAAAGGTAGGTGTGTAATGGCTGTATCCGCACCATTCTCTCCTTGTGGCAACACAGTAGTTATATCTGCAACAACTACTGCGTCTAGCGCCGTTCAAGTGCCATCTAGTACGCTTGGCGGCAATCAGTACAGAATTATCAATAGCGGTACTGTTGTTGTAATTCTTGGCTACGGACCTACTTCGGCATTAGCAAGTGCTGGTGCGGCGACTATTCCCTCATCAACTCAGGCTAACTGTTTGCCTTTGTTGCCGGGAACAGATGAGATTATTACGTTTGCGCCTAATGCTTATTTCTCAGCAAATTGCACAACAGGCACAGCAACACTTTATATCACTCCGGGTGATGGAGACTAAGAATGTTAAAAACAGTAAGTAGCGCCAGTGGAAGCAATGGTTTCCCAATAAAACTAGGTAATACAACAATTACTGCTGGAAGCACTACGTCGTCTTTATCAAACTTAACTCTTTACAACGTAACAATATCTAGCGGTTCTGTTGTTGACAACATCACAACGGCTAATTCTTTTGTCGGCACAGGAAGTATTTCGGCAAGCTCAAATGTTGGCGTATTTTCTTATGGCAACTTGTCTTATTCCGATACAGGAATTATTGCTTCTTATGCGTCAAACGTTAACAGCTATGTACAAATAGTTGTACAAAACCTCAGCAACGCAAATCAAGCATCTACTGATTTTACGGTTGTTAACGATACTGGCTCTGCCTACGGTGATTTTGGAATTACATCCAGCACTTTTTCTGGAGCAGGAAAGTTTTACGGCGCTAATGTTGTTTACGCTTATTCAGGAAATGTGGATATGGTTATTGGTACCATAACCAATAATGCCGTTCACTTTGTAGGCAATAACGCAACAACAGACGCAATGACGTTAAATGGTAACAACACCATTACGATTAACGGATTAGGCGCAACATTCCCCAATAGTTATTTGTCAAATAGCGCTACTACTTTAGGTAACGCTACGTTAACTTTAGGCGGCACAACATCTACTGTTGGCAATTTAACTTTAACAAATGTAACAATATCTGGCGTAACTGGTGCAGTTACTCAGGTTCAAGGTAATGGCTCTGTCAATGGAATTACGCTGACTGGCAACATAACCAGCTCAGGAAATATTACGCTTGGCGGTACTTTATCTAACGTCAGTTTGACAAGCCAAGTTACTGGCACACTTCCCGTTGCTAATGGCGGTACAGGCGCAGTATCTTTGTCTTCCGGCTCTTTCTTGGTCGGCAACGGCACAAGCGCAATTACAACTGGCGCATTTGGCGTTAACGGCAATGGGGCGCTGACAATTACTGGCTCTGCGGGTAGCAACAGTCAAGTTTTAATTTCAACTGGCGGCGGTACGCTCAACCAGTGGTCAAACACTTTATCTAATATAAGCATTAGCAACGTCACAATTAACAGTGGTAGTATCAACGTCACTACTACAAATCATACAGCCACCACGGCTAACACAGCAACATTTTCAACATCTGCCTTGCCATTGGTTCCGCAAGGTTATATCAATTATGACCTTAACGGAACTATTGTGAAGATACCCTACTATGCTGTGTAAACATGAACTTTCAGGAAATATTTAACTTTATTGCTGGAGCTTTTCTTTGCGGAATTGGATGGTGGTGTAAAGAGATTTGGGATTCTGTAAAGAAGCTCAAAGATGACATCCAAAAAATCGAAGTAGAGTTGCCAACCAATTACGCTACAAAGTCAGACATCAACTCTCGTCTTGACAAGATTGATGCTGTGCTTGAAAGAATTTTTGACAAGCTGGACGAAAAGGCGGATAAATGAATTTTGATACGCTC